AAATTATATAACAGTTATATAACTCTTATACAATCATTACACAACCCGTACATAAGTCTTATATATGATCCTTCTTGTCGGAGGCGTTAAAGGTGGCAGCGGTAAAACAACGATTGCTACCAATCTCGCTGTATTAAGATCAGGAGCAAACAAAAAAGTTTTGCTTATCGACGCTGATGAACAAAAATCAACATCAGTCTTCTCTAATCAAAGAGATGTTTTAGGAATTGCTACCAAATGGTCAACAATTCAACTCGCTGGCAAAACAATAAGATTCCAAATTGAAAGAATGAAAGGAGATTATGATGATATCATCATTGATGCTGGAGGAAGAGACACAACATCACAGCGTTCGGCTTTATCTGTGGCTGATGTCTATTTAATACCATTCAAACCACGATCATATGATGTGTGGACTATTGGTGATGTAAAAACAATCATCAACGAAATGCGCACAGTCAATCCCAAGCTAAAAGCTTTTGCATTCATTAATCAAGCCGATCCGAAAGGAACAGATAATGATGATGCTATTAGCATTTTGGAAGAATGCGAAGAGTTCAAATGTCTAAAATTTACAATAGGCAATCGCAAGACTTTTGGCAACTCATCAAGCGATGGTTTAGGAATTGTTGAGGTGAAACATCCAGACAAGAAAGCACTCCAAGAATTGATGAGCTTGTACCAATTCATATATCATGAATGTACAACTCTTATCTAATCGTTATATAACCTTTATATAAATTTTATATATGTCCATTAGGAAACCTCTCAAAGAAAGCACTATCACAGAAGAAGAAATTGAAAAGATGATCTCTAAGGGAGCTTTTTGTATCGAAGATAAAGACATCACACTTCCCTCTTCTGAAAATACTCATACTTTTATTCGCTTAAGAATTCCCATAAATATGCTAAAATCTATAGATGAACGAGTAACATTGGGTTCTCGCACATTATGGATTTTGCAAGCCATACAAAATAGATTAAATAATAAGGAGTAAATATGCCTTTTTTTTGTTGTAATTCAACTCAGGTTGAACCCATAACACAATTTCCCCCAAGTGCTACAAAACGACAATCTGTTTCTAAGGTTGTAGAATATTCCCAAACCAAACGAACATCTCCAGGACCATCTCCAAAACCCCAAGGGCATTTAACTCTAACTTTAGATGATCCTGACACAACAGTAGAAACGATGAATGTTGCCAAAGTGGTATTTGAAGGAAGAGATACAGCTAATATGGGTGATGATATCAATAAGAAACGTCATTTACCGACACCAAAAGCACGTCATAGCTCACGAGCTCCCATACACATGAAAATGGCATCATCACAATTTGCTCCTGTATCTCCAACGCATAGACAACAAGCATCTACTGATATTGTTCCTATGAAACATATATTGAGAGAAGGACCAATATAAAAAAGAAATGTGATATGACAACGATTATTTCCAATGGTCAAGCTCCTGTTAGGACTTTTTCTGATTCTATAACAAGAAAAGATGGTTATAAAGCCCCTATTTTAAATAAAAAAAGGGTGAATATGCTTTCTAAAAAAGTGCCTATAAAATACTGCGATGACATCATAATATCAACGGATCATATTGGTTTCAAAGTGATAAAAAAAACTGATAATCACAATTGATTTATGAGCGGCGAATGTCATGTTTGCGGTGAACATGCATTAGAATGCAAATGTCATTTAAAAAAGGAAAATACAATGAATACTTTTGGATGGAAAACTGAAGAAAAAACCACATATCCTCTGCCAAGGACTTGGCTTGAATGGAAAGGATGCTTAGCCGATTTAAATATATATGACTATTTTAAGGTTGTTGATTCTTCTGTCTATTGTGGAAATGAAAATTCAAATTTTTTATTCGAGTGTGAATCTCCTGACGAAGCAAAAGAACTTTTAAAGACTATTTCACATAAGATCTCTGAAAAACTCCATATTTCTTGACAAGATTAAAAAATCTTTTATACAATTAGCTAGTCCAAGTGTAACTCCTATGGTTTAGGGCTATAGATGTAACAGTCTATAGCTCTTTTTATATAAAGATAAGTGAATGTCTATAGTCGAAACAGAAAAGAAAAAGTCTGGCCGTCCCAAAGTAGTCATTAACTGGGATCAATTCGAAAGTCTCTGTGGTCTTCATTGTACACAATCTGAAATAGCAAGTTTCCTTAAAATAAATGCCGATACTCTTCGAGATAGAGCTGTAGAATATTATGGAGAAGATTTTTCCGTAGTCTATAAAAAGTTCCTTGAAAATGGAAAATGCTCTTTAAGGAGAGATCAACGCGTCATTGCAAAAAAAAACGCTACAATGGCTATTTGGCTTGGAAAACAGTACTTAGGCCAAAAAGATCTTCCACAAGAAGCAGCAACAGAAAACACATTACTGCAATTTAATGCTTTAATGAATCAAATACTTTCTTTACAATCTGCACAAAAGATTGCTGAGACAAGCCTTAAAGATGACAATAAATCCATATGAGAAACAGGTTCTCTAAGTGCTTGTGGAGGCAAATCATCAAGAATATCGATTAATGACTTTAGATCTTCAACTAACTCTTCTTTTGACCTATTTAAGCTTCCACGCATATGCTTCCACCACTTTCTACTAAACAATTAGAATTTGTCATCAGAAGCACTGCTCGCTGGAACTTTGCTCACGGTCCTGTCAGCTCTGGCAAGACTGTGGCAACACTTTTTAGATTCCTTCAAGCCGCTTATGAGTGCCCTGATAGCCAAATTTACATGTTTGGATATAGTTCGTCAACTATCTATGAGAACTGTATCAGGCTTATTTTCGAGACACCGCAATTTGAGATCTATAAGCCCTATTGCACATGGTTTCCTGGAAAAAATGAGCTTAAATATCACGACAAAAACATCACAATCATCGGAGCAAAAGATGAAGGTAGCATTGGTCGTATACAAGGGAAAACTATATCTATTGCCTATTGCGACGAAATGACTTTATATCCTGATAATGTTATCGACATGATACTCACAAGGCTTAGACTCCCTTACAGCATTGGTTTTGCTAGCATGAACCCAAAACAGCCGACACATAAGATCAAAAAGCTTATCGATCTTGGGGAAGCTGGCGATAAGACTTATTATTCTCTTCAGTTCATGATCGATGATAATCCATATTTACCATCTGACTACAAACAAACCCTTGCAAATAGCTTGTCAGGGCTTTTTTATAAACGAAACTATCTTGGCCTTTGGTGTCTTGCTGAAGGCGCAATCTTTGATTTTTGGGATAAAACTATTTATGTTGAGAAAGAACCTCCTCGAGCTGCAAATTATTGGATTGCTGCTATTGATTTTGGTATGTCTAACCCAACAGCATGTCTTCTCATAGGTGTATCAACGGGTGTTGAGAACCAACTTGGGAAACAAATGTGGGTGGAAGATGAATATTTTTGGGATATCAAGCAAAAGGGTCGTCAGAAGCTTGTAGGCGAGCTTGCTGAAGATATTGAAAAATTCTTAGAGCCTTATTCTGTCAAAAGCATATATATTGATCCAAGCGCTGCTGCAATGAAAGCTGAATTAAATAGACGCGGCATGCATACATCCGATGCTAATAATGATGTTGAAAATGGCATTCAGATGATGACATCAGCAGTCCGTGATGGCAAATGTATCATTTTAGATCGTTGCAAAAATCTTATTCGTGAAATTGAAGGATATAGTTGGGATCCAAAATCTGCAGAACGTGGTGAAGACAGACCTATTAAAACTAATGATCATTGCATTGACGCTTTAAGATATGCGTTAGCATCACATAAAGTTGCTACATATCAACCGTATAAGCATAATGCAGGAAATTATATGAGAAATAGGTTTGGTCATGGGTGAAGAGAAAATTCAAATAGTTGTTGATATAATCTATTCCATGTTAAGTGAAAATAATATAGATCCTCCAGATGCAATTAACGCAATGATATATGTTATTGCAAATGCATATGCCGCTTCAGGGAAGATTTATGAGGATTTAGAAAAAGATCTCATGATGAGTATTGAAAATTACAAAGAACAATGGCCAGTGGGGTAAAAGATGGAAAATAATGAAGAAGAATATGAGCTATATTTACCAATAGCAATAGAAATTCTTAATGTCTTAAGAAAATGTCGAGCTTGTGTTGAAGCTGGTGTTCCGTTAACTGCTGTTCATTTAGCTTGGTTACACAGTCCTAATCGTCTTGATCAAATCCAATATATCGAAGAGTTCATCAAAACTTGGCAGAAAATCGAAGTAAGGAACCCCTTGCATCAATAAAAAATTTAGTATATGTTTCTGGGATTAGCAAACTCTTTTCTTGGAGGCATATATTTCTTTCTACTATCCCCCTTGGAATAACGCATTAGAACCAAATCAAGGTAACGTTAGACAATGGCTAGATAATCTTTACTCGAAATTTCAGCCCATCGAACAAAGCCGCTGGAATCAATCGAATATTGACACTTTATTTTATGCTGGCTCTCAAACGTTCGTTAACAGATATTTTAACTTCTCTCCCACAACAAGTTATCAGCAATATTATTTCAATTTGATTCAGCAACCTGTGAATATGATCACAGGTTATGAGCGTCAACATAGAAAGAACTTCTCTTATGTTCCGACTGAAGGAGCCGATCCTCAAACCGCAGATCAATTCACTAAGTTAATAACACATGTCGCTAATGGTGGATGTATCCATGAACAGAAATCCAAAGCAAAAGAATTGGCAGCAGTCGCAGGAATGTGTTTGGCGCAGCCTTATCTTGACTATAGCAGCGATGATGCAGCCCAAGGCGAATTAAAGCTGAAAATTTGGGAATATAATAGCTTCTTAGTCGACCCTTATTTTAGATCACCTGATATGAGTGACGCTCAATTCATCTGGTGCCAAGAATACATCAGTAAAAAAGAGGCAGAATCTCGCTTTCCTGATAAACTAGAACAAATTCGCCCAATGGCAGGAACCCCACAACGTTATGGCTCATTCTATTTCTTACCTGAAAATTATAACATGGCTCGCAATGATCTTATGGTTCTTAGTTATGTTTGGTATAAATGGAAAAGGAAGAAAAAGAGACTTTATAGCCGGTCAAGAAACCAGTTCTTTGACTTTTCAGGTGGAGATGAAAACCTAGAAGCTATTCTTTACAACATTCCAGATTTGGAAGCAGTAACAGTAGAAGTTCCAACCTGGAAGCTTGCTACCATTTTGAATGATCAACTCATGTTTCAAGGAGACAATCCACTTGGTTTCGACGACTGTCCTTTTATCCCATATTTTTGGAATTATGAGCCTCATATCAACTATTTCGATCTACGTGTACGCAGCCTTGTACGCACTATGCGTGATCCACAGTTCCTCTACAATTACAAGATCATCACTAATAATGATATTGCCGCCGCCACTATTAATGCTGGCTGGAAGCGTAAAGTTGGTGCTGTTGCTAATGAAGACAACTTAAAGAAATCAGGTCAGGGTTGGGATGTCATCATTAACGAAGGTTATGAGATGGGTGATGTTGAAAAAATCATCCCTTCAGCTGTTCCACAATCAGATCTTGAGCTAGCCAATCAAATGGCTGATCTTATCTATAGTACATCTGGAATTAATCTAGAAAACTGGTCTGGACAGCAGGACAAGCAGATTTCTGCACTTACTGCTATGATCAAACAAGCTGCAAACTTAATGGTATTCCAGAAATACTTCGATCAATGGGATTTTTCAGATAAGCTCCTTGGTGATCGCATGATGAAGATTATACAGAATAATTGGAATGCAGAAAAAGTGGCTTTATATATAGGTGAAGAGCCATCACCATATTTCTACAGTAAGATATATTCCAAATACCAAGTGATCGTTGAAGAGAGCGACTTAACGCCAACCCAACAAAATTTACAAGCTCAACAGATGTTTGAGATGAATGAACGTTTTGGACGAGAAGTCTTTCCTGCTTCAATGATCATTCCAAAGCTTAATATCACTGGCAAAGCTGAAGTTATCCAATTCTTACAGCAGCAAGAGCAGCAAATGCAAGCATCTCAAGCTGAAATGCAAAACTTACAGCATACTGTTGAAGAGATGAAGCTAAAAGAACTCATGGCTAAAATCCATAACCTGCTTTCACAAGCTCGTGAGCGTGATTCTAGATCAGCATCTAATGTTGGACTATTTGAAGAAAGGATTTCTGAGATATCTAAGAACCATGCGATATCTACACGCGAAAAAATGGATGCCCTTTCAAAGATGTTAGAAGCTATTCAGAAATTTGGTGAAGTAGAAACATTCTTAAGAGCAAATCAACTTGAATCCATTAAATATGATGAAGAAGAAATGGAAAAAGAGGCTAGAACTGACACTGAAAAGAATGAATTTTCTAAACGTTTTATGGCACAACTGATGGCAACACAGCCTTCGCAAAATGTTGTCGGTGCAGCATAAAGAAAAGTTGTGAAGAATATTTACATAATGTTATAAAGAAATAACTTTAAAATCAGCTTTTGCTGAAGGAGACAATGTTATGGCCGGGCGAAGAATAGATGATCATTCCTTTTGGGCAGGCGGTAAAGGGAAAAATACTGTATTTCCAGATGGTCCATATAAAACAAAAGAAGAACATTCTGATGGCCACTCTGGTGAGCTATCTCATTATGAAGATACTACCGAAGCTATTGCTGAGCAACAAATGCTTGGCGAAAAGAAAGTTCGTGGACTTCCGAGAAAAGAGACTTTCAGAAATTAATCTCATAGGTGTATTCCTTTGACGGCTCTTTAGCGGCTAGCCGAACCCTTAAAAAAGGAAGCCGCCTTTCTAAATTAGGAGGCATATGCAGACAGGTTTTTCCGACCCTATAAAAATCAAAGATCCAAAGAAAAAGAAAAATCCTTGGTCTTTTGAATGTCCTCCATATGATGAAAGATCAAGCTGCTTTGTAAATGCTGGCACTCATTATGGTGCAGGTCACAGGCAACCAGTCGGTCATAAAGGCGATCCAAAAGATAAAGTTGCTGTGCTTCCAACAGATCTTAGGGGCATAAAGACAATGGAAGTTAGTGAAGTTTATCAAGGAAAACCAGGTCTTTTTGAAACCGAAATAGATGAATAATGGCACAAGCACAGCAAGCCGGTCAGCCTAATCGTCAGTATCCCAAGAAACCAGGAAAGAATCGCTTTGCACATACGCAAAATACGCAATATGGCATGGGGGATCATTATGGAACTGGTATTAAAGCTAAGATTGGCAGAATGCGCGGCGATTCAATGGGAATGATGGCAGTTACTTCAAAGAAGCTAAAGACTCCTCCGAAGAGTTTGGCTTAAGATCATCTTCTATATAATAAGTTGATTCGCAATTAGGACAAATCCAATAATCATCACTCCAAGGCCAGTCTGCTAAGCATAATTCACATTCATGCTGGCATCTTTCACATTTCATTGTTTCCATAGATGCCATTTAATTTATCTTTGTTGATTTCTTCATCGATTTCTTGAGCGACTTTTCGATATATATTTCTCGCAAATTCATCATTTATATCCTCTTCATGAGGTCTTTCAAGATCCTCTCGATGCGATTTAAACATTTGAATGCTCCAACGAACAATTTCATGTTCGGTAACATTTCCTTTATTGTATTGCATCCACATCTCTTCTGGAGGCAAAAGCCAACATATCTCTATGACATCTGAGTTTGATTGTGCTCGAAAAAGATATGAATTTGTCTGTGCTCGCGGTTTTGTCAAGCGTGGTTGCCAATACATTTTCTTTGTAACGCCATCGTCAGCTGTACGTGGATGGGCAAAAAGATAAACATATGGAGAATATTGCTGAAGGCCAACAGAAAGACGATTATGCTTTAAGCACTCTTCAGCGCCTTGATTTATGTTGATTGCTTGATCTTTTTTTAGATGAAGTAAACGATCATGTGTTTCAAGACGATTAATTTTCATTTTTCAGTCTTTCTTCCCAAAATTGCACACAATTTCTGTAATGTTCTTTCTCACTCATATCGACTGTGTAAGCAAGCTTAGAAGTGTTTTTATAAAAAGATTTTGGTCTTGCATCCCATTTCTCTAATGCTCTCTTAGCTTCTTCTAAGATTTCAGAATTCCAATTAAATGCGAGCATATATTCAATTGACATTTCAAGCCGATTGAGCTTCATTTTTCTTCTTTGTTTTATTGCTTAATTTTTGATCGATCCAAAAATCCCAAGTCTTGAATTCTGCTACAACATGATTTTTGTAGTAAAATCTAAGTATTCCGGAGGTATCTGTAAAAACTTCCTCCGCTTCAATTTCTGTAATAACGTTGCCAGAAGAAACAAAAAGCTTCATCATAATCTTGCAGTCAAATTAAAATTTTAGTTAAATATCCTTAAATCCTATCGCAACCCAGCGTTACGGGTAAAGGAATTTTTAATATGACAGCTCAGACGCAAGAGAGTCAACCACAAAATCAAGAACAAAAACCATCAGACAAAGAACTGAATTTCCGTGCCCTTGAGGCAAAATACCAGCGACAGGTATCTGAGGAGCGCACAAAGCGTGAAGAAGCAGAACGTTTAGCTCGCGAATATCAAATGAAAAAGCAAGTCCAAGTTGAAGAAGATGAATACGATGATCCTTATGTAGATCACAAACGCCTTGATCGTAAGCTTTCTTCATTTGAGAAAAAATTAGAAGAAAAAATCGAGAAAAAAGCAGAAGAAAAGGCTCGTCATCTACTTGACCAACAGAAAAGAGATAGTTGGATGAAATCAAATCCAGATTTTTTTGATGTGATGCAACATGCTGAAAAGTTCGCTCAAAAAGATCCTGAGCTAGCTGAAGCCATATTAGAGATGCCTGATACATTTGAAAGACAAAAACTGGTCTACAAGAATATCAAGGCACTAGGATTAGATAAACCAGCAGCAAAAGCACCATCTATTCAAGAAAAGATCGATGCAAATCGTAAGAGTCCTTATTATCAGCCGTCCGGAGTAGGCACAGCGCCTTATGCAGCAGCTGGAGACTTTAGTGATGCTGGCCAAAAACAAGCCTACGCAAAGATGAAAGAGCTTCAAAAAAACATGAGAATATAAAGGGGGAAATATGTTTGATAGACTATTTGCAGCACTAAAATCAAATAAAGATCTTCTTACATTTTCAGAGATACTAGCAAAAGTAAACGACCTCACAATGCATTTTGAGGACGATTATCTTAAAGATGGCGACTTTAAAGATGCTGCTATCGATGAGATATGCGAGCTTTTGCAAAGCTACAAGGTGAAAAATTAATTATGAATAAAGTATCTGATGTGACGAAATATGTTTCGGTCAAAGATGTTGTACCCCAAATCGGTAATTTGGGCTGTGTATTGCATGAGGAAACCATTGTTTATATTGCTGTAGTGAATCATTTAATCAAGAAAAATGTTTTATGTTTTATGAAAGTAGATAGACACGGCGGCCTATCTTTTGTTGAATATGAACACTTTTATGAAAAATGGTTACCTGTTTCTTTAGATGAAAACGATGTAAATGTGTGCATGAATTGGATTCTAAAAGATATAAAAACGTTTTGATAAATTTCTTTTTATGCTATGATGTGAGCGTTTTCATATTTTCACCCTTTTGTTAAGAGTGGGGTCAAAGGACGGTCCTTTGGCCCTTTTTTATTGCTTAAATTCTTTATGCTGATTAAAGTGATTTCGGAATGATAGGAAGCTAGAGAGCTAAGGGAGACTTCGCTTAGCTCTCTTTTTTTTCTCCGAGTGTAGGATTCGAACCTACGACCAATGGATTAACAGTCCACTGCTCTGCCGCTGAGCTAGCTCGGAATAAATTTTCCTTTTTTAGATAGAATTTTTTTGCTTTTTTGCTTTATTCACTTCAGGGTAGATATAAGCCTTCAAAACATCTAGCGGATGATTGTGCACTCTAATTCCATGATTAGCAGCATTTGAGAAAATGCTTGACATCACTGCAAAATATCTCCTTAAGGTCGAAACTGACATTAGACGTTTGTTTTTTTCATTTTTTGCTCCTCTATAAACACTTTCTCCCAAAAGACTTTTTGCTATATGAAGCCAATCATCATAAGAAATTTCACTTAAGAATTTATCTTCAATATAAGGATGAACGCGCATATATGAATTTTCTATATCTTGTCTAGCACGTATATCTTCAACAGAATTAAGCTTTATTTCTAGTATATCTTTCAACGTCACTCTGTTTTTTATGTCGATTTCGAAGTTATCCATATTATCTATAAGTCTTTCTTTGTAAAAAGCATATAAATTTGCATCTTCTTCAGTTCGAAAAGTTTTATAAATTTCAAACCCTTTTCTTCTTATATTTACTTGGTAGTTAATCTCACCGTTCTTTTTCGCACGTTTTTCAATTGAGGCCATTGGCGTACTCCTTTTTTAACTTATCCATCCAAATGAGGAAACTCGCTTCATTGAATGTAATAGGGTTTTGAAATATTATGTTGTTTTTTTCAAGATACTCAGTCATATGAGCATATGCATAAATAGAATCGATAGACTTTTCTTTAAAAAATTGAGTTCTTTCTATGACAAATTCAGCTTGTTCGACTCGTAAATCTTCAATATAATTTTTCAATTGGTCGAAGGATTTGAAATAGTCGAGTGGTTTAAAAGTCTCATGCATTTCGATGATATCGTTAAAACTCATTAAATTTTTGTGATTATCTACTATATCAAAAATCTTACAACTTTCTTTACCCGGAAAAGTTCTAAGACCTCGCCCAATCATCTGAATAAATAAAGCACGACTTAATGTAGGGCGAGCCAATACAATTCCATCTATGGATGGTTCATCGAATCCCTCAGAAAGAAGTTGACAGTTACATAAGAAAGAGATATCTCCATTTCTAAAAGCAGATAGAATGACATTTCTTTCTATAGAACTTGTTTTTGAATCAATATGACGGCTTGATAACCCATTCTCATTCAAAAGCTTGTTTATTTCTTTTGAATGCTGAACGTTTATGCAAAAGATTAACGTTTTCCTATCTTTGAATTCTTTTTTACATGTGTTTATGATAAAATCATTTCGCGTTTTTGTTCCTAAAATTCTGTAAAGTTCTATAGTGCTGAAATCACCGTTTGAAAAAGGAATTCCAGTCAAATCAAGATTTGTTTTCACTCTATATCCTTCTAAATCGCAAAGATATTTTTCCTTAATCAAATCAGTTATATGTAGTTCGAATGTGCAACAATGCAATAAATCCTGAAGAAGTTTTCCATCTCGTCTATCAGGAGTGGCGGTAACACCTAAAATTTTAGGTCGATCCTCAAAAGACCACGTGTCTAAAAAAGTTATTATTTTTTCATAACTAGCTGCTTGAACGTGATGAGCTTCATCGATAATGATTAGATCAAACAATTCATCATCTAACAAAGATCCATAATCGCGTCTAATACTGTTAATAATTCCTATGTGAACTTTAGAAAATGCTGGATCCTCATGATAGATATCTCCATGTCTTGAGATTTCATCTTTATGAAAAAACAAAAGAGCTGATTCATAAACTTGTTTCAAAAGTTCTCGTGAAGGAACAATGATTAGAATCTTTTCATGATTTTCTTTCGCATATGAAAGAAAAGTTATTGTTTTGCCGCTTCCTGTTGGCATGCAAATAAATTGCTTTTGATTGCTTTTAAAATGCTCTTTTATGGAGTTGATTGCATCTTTCTGATATGGTCTAAGTTTCATAAAATCCCTTTATTAAATTAAGAAATTAATCTACCAAAGGGACTACAAAAAACGCAAGATCTTTTGACTTAAAATAAATATTTGATAAAATAGATATTCCGCCCGCACAAGCGTTATGTGTGATCCCTGGTTAACTGAAGGCTGACGTTATGCGTCAGAGATTAAGTAGGCTTAGCTGGGGATATTTCGCGTTAGCGGCTTCGCAACCGTGCAGATATGATCGAAAACTGACGTAAATAGGCTCGTCTACCGATCGTCATGTCATCAACATTTAACCTAAGAGGTTAGAATGTCGATTACGACTACCGGGAATTTGGGGCCACTAATTCTCCAGAGCTTAGCTCCTGCGATGCTTTATGTGCCTACTCCCACAATGAACTACATCACGGTTTGTGACAAAGTCTCTATGCCACCAAATGGCGGGACCACATGCCGTTTTATGCGCCCACGCGCATTACAACCGCCCACAATACAATTGGGTAACTCGGGGATAGATCCCCCAGCGCAAGTTCCACAAAGGGACATTATCGATGCGCAAATGGCTTTCTTTGGTACTGGTTGCATAATCAACGAACAAGTTATTTTGCAAGACCAAGAAGGTGTTTTAGCTTGGGTGTCAGAGCGATTAGCCGTCGCGATGCGCCAGGCAGAGGATTTGATCCTCCGCGACTATATTGTCTCCGCCGCTTCCGTTATTAACGCTGGTGGTGGCTCTAATGGAGACAATCCAACTAATCTCGCGATGAGCGATTTTAGCTTGGTAGCAACAACTCTTGATTCGAATAACGCTTATAAATTTATGAGCGGTATTGAGGGTATGGATCGTTTTGGTACAGGCCCTGTACGTTCTGCATATTTTATGCTGAGCTCAACAGAGCTCCAAACAGACTTTGATGGTCTAGTTGGTGCTGGGTTCTTAAACCAGTGGAACTATCCTACGAATGCTTCTGCATTGCCAAGTGAGTTTGGTTCTGCATTTAATATTCGTGTGCTTACAAGTTCTGAAGCTCCTGTTGCTAGAGGCGCTTCTGCTAACGGCCAAGACGTATATTATAATACTGTTTTGGGTAAACAGGCTATCACGCACATCAATCAGGATGGATATTCCATGAACCTGATTTATCGTGACCCTTACTATTCTGGAATGCTCGCACAAAATGCTACTTTGGCGGTTAAATTCGCTCAAGCGCAGGCGATCACTCAAGATACAGCTATCAGAAACCTAACTTCGACGAGACTATCTGGTCTCTTCGGACCATAATAAGGAGGGTTTTTTATGGCTCATTATTCAACATTAGTAAGTGGACAAGTGACATCTTTAGGTGGTTCAACTCCAGTTGTTCTTCCTTTTGTTCCAAATTTCATTGAAATTGAGAATAAAACAAGACAGGTAGCTGGTTCAGGTATCACTTCTGCAAGATGGTACACTGATATGGGGCAAGGTGCAGCTTCTGCTAACTTGTTTGGTACAGGCGAAGTTTACATTGACGTTGTCGGTGGAACAAGCTCTGGCGGTCAAACAAATGGTACAGGCTTTAGCACACTCTCAGGTGGTATTGCTCTGCAATATGGACCTGTTAATCAACATGGTGGTTCTCCTGTTTCTGACTTTCAGATTAGTAAAGCAGCATCGGCAGGGATTACCACCGTTGGTAATCACGGTTTAGTTACCGGTAACGTAGTTGTGTTCTCTAACTTGGCACAGACATCGACAACTGGTATGCAGCAAATTGCTGGCATTCCTTTTGCCATCACTGTAACAGGTGCTACGACCTTTACTATTCCATGGAATACTAACCAGTCGAATTATACTGCGTTTAATACAGCTACTTCGACAAATAACGTGGGTTCATTTAAGCAAGTGCTCTTTCCTGCTTTATATGTTCCTGGGACAAACGTTATTAGTGCAATTACTACTGGTGCTACAACTTTGGTGACAACTACCACACCACACAACTTTAGTGTGGGTCAAGAAGTTGCTTTTAGGATTCCTGCTAGCTGGGGTACAACTCAGTTAAACTCGCTTCCTAACGCCTTAATTCCTGGATCTCCGATCTATGGATTTGTGACAGTAGTTAATAGTTCCACTCAAGTCACTGTCAACATCGTTTCTACTGGGTTTACCGCCTTTAACAGCAACCAAACATTTGCTGCTTTTCCTGGCGAGAAATTCCCACAGATCGTTGCTGTTGGTGATATTAACAGTGGTTCGCTTCTCAGTAACTTTACATCTCCAAGTATCTTTAACGGCTATAATGGACTTACAACAGCTACACAGACCATTAATGGTCCTGCTATTGCTGGTGCGTACATTAACGGCACTTTCCAAGGATTTATCATTGGTAGTGGCGTAGCTGGTAGTACTTCAGATGTAATTTTCTGGAGAGCTTACTTGCACGATCAGAATACGTAATCATATGGGAGGAGGGACTTTATATCCCTCCTCTTCTATAAGGATAAATTATGCCAGGACCAAGACCGCCTTTTTCTAATCCACCGATAGAGCCTCAGAATTTTCAACCTAGTGTCTTTGTTATTTCAGCTATTTCTCTAGGAGTAAACACAACGGTCACTACTTCAGTCAACAATAATTATGTTGTTGGACAACAGGTTCGCTTATTGATCCCTGATAAATATGGCTCACGAGAGCTTAATGAGCAAACTGGAATAGTGCTTTCTATTCCTGCTCCTAATCAAGTTATTTTGGATATCAACTCTAATGGAGCAAGTAGCTTCATTGCTTCACCAACTTTTTTACCTTTCCAAACAAAGACACTGCCACAGATTGCAGCTATTGGAGATGTCAATTCTGGCATTATTAGCAGCACAGGAAGATCAATACCCACGACGAATATCCCAGGAAGCTTTATAAATATATCGCCATAAAAATTTTTTGAAGATATAATGTAAATAAATTTTGAAATTCAGCAACACATTATCGGAGACATTATGGCGAAACCAAAAGTATCTGGCTCATTAGCAGAGCAAGAATTGGATAAAGCACAAAAGCATTTTGACGCTTTTGATAAGAACGTCAAAGAATTGACACAAGATCGTATGAATGAGGCTCCAAAAGAAGACGTAGAGCCACAAACAAAGATTTCTCAAAAAGATATTGAGAAAAGTAAAGACATTTATCTTAAGCCAAAGCGAGTGATTGGTTGCAAAGAGAAATTCAATGAAAAATTTAGAGAAGATTACAACTTTTCAAAAGAGTATGTCCAGTTTATCGCCGAAAATAAAGAAATAATTGGGGAAACAATTGATATTTGGACAAGACCGTTTCCTGGAGTGCCTGCAGAGGAGTGGGCAGTTCCTGTCAACAAACCTGTTTGGGGTCCAAGATATCTTGCTGAGCAGATAAAAAGAGCTAGTTATCACCGTTTACGCATGGATCAAAGTGCAACAAGTGGCTTTGATGAAAAAGGGAATCAGCACTTTGGAGTGATGGTTGCTGATACAACAGTTCAAAGGCTTGATGCTACACCAGTAAGTTCAAGAAAATCTGTTTTTATGGGAGCTGCTAACTTCTAATGAATCTTCTAAGTGATATTATCACATATGTCCGTAGAATCATAAAAAGCCCTTCCAATGCGGTTATAACTGATGATTTGATCATCGATTATATCAATCGTTTTTGGATTATGGATGTGGATGCGCGCATTCAACTCTTTGATTTGAAAACAAAATATCAGTTTCAAACTGTTCCTGGATTTGATCAATACAACATGCCATTGTATGGAATTCAGTCATCATCTGATGGTAATGAAGTAATAAACTATTATCCTGTTTATCAAGGATTTTTGGATCCTGTTTATGTAAATGGCATTCAGGTGCCTTTCCAGATAGATAAAACGACATTTTTTAATATTTGGCCGAATATTGTTCAGCAAATGAATGTAGTGGCTATTGGTAATGGTACAGCAGGTCCTTATACATTTACTTTTCCGATAGCACCAACTAATTTCACACCACTTACAACGCCCTTTCAATATATTTTGAGAGGACATGTTGATCTTAATGGTGTCATTGCTTTAGCTAATAGTTCTTTTGGAGGGCTTTCAGATCCTCCTGTGGTTACAAGCGCTCAAGCAATTGGATCCACAGGAAGTATTGCAAGTGTGCCTGTAGCTAATGCCTTAGCTCAAGTATTCATTACTTCAAATGGTGCTGATGGATCTTCAATTTTGGTTACGGATAGCGGTCAATTTTTAAGCGGAAATCAAAATTATGGCTTGCTGATGCAGCCTGGACAGGCTCCTAATGGGAATCAACCACTTTCCGGCGGCTATAGCACAACCTCAAATACCATCAATTATTTCACTGGCCAGGTCAATGTCACCTTTCCTGTTGTAGTGCCTGCTGGAGTGAATATTAATGCTCAATGCTTTCTTTTTCAAACTGGATTACCTAGAGGTGTTCTTTTCACAAATAACACAATTATTTTAAGAAGCCCTCCAGATCAGCAATATTTAATCGAACTCGATGCTTATCTTTCTCCTGCAGGCTTTTTAGCTTCCAATCAAGCAATTCAATTTGCTTATATGTGTGAATATATCGCTCGTGGTGCTGCTAGAAAGATACTTTCCGACACTGGAGATATAGAACAATTCCAATTTTATGAACCTCTTTTTAAAGAGCAAGAAACACTTGTTTGGAAAAGAAGTCAAAGACAGTTTACAGCATCAAGAACACAGACAATTTATAGCCAAGGCATCAACCAAGGACAGTCAGGGTTCAATAACTTAGGAGGCTCAACCTTATGACAGGTTTTGTTTATAACACCGGAATTCCTGCTGGACCAAACAATCCTTCTGCAGATCAGCCTTTAATGCAAACAAACACCAACTCTATAAATTCTTTGATTGCTGTTGACCATGTTGGTTTTAATCAAACTGTTTTCGGTAATTCAAATAGCGGCGGCTGGCATACTATAATTCATCAACCAGCTCAATCAGCAAGTCCGGCACCATCATCAAATCAATTTACGCAACTTTATTGCAAATCATATACGCCAAATAGTAGTCCTGCAGGCTCTGCAGGATCACAATTATTTATGACGAACAATGGTGGTACTATTCAAATGACAGGTACTGCTTTAATTTCTAATGGTGGTTTTGCCTATTGCAATGGTCTAATATTTCAATGGGGACAAGTCACATTTGGAGTATTGGAAACAGGAAGTGTGACATTTCAGTCAGTAAGTTCTGGTAATTCCATTCCATTTCCAAGTGGTTGTTTAAATGTTCAAGCTACATTGATAGGAACAAGTAGTAGCAGTCAAACAATCCAAATAACATCAAAAAGTGCCACAGGTTTTAGTTGGCAATTCACAACCACTCCTAGTGCAACATCTTACACAGGTTTTTATTGGCTAGCTATAGGTAACTAATGGGTGAGAAGCTTATTATTGGACCGTTTCCTAAAGGTTTAAGAAACGATCTTATTCCTTCTGCGATTGATAATGAATCTTTTCCAACTCTTATCAATGCTTATCAATGGCGTGGTAGAGTGAAAAGAAAACGAGGAACTCAATTTCTTTGTCGCTTCCAGAGATTTTTCAATTCGCTTTCTACGGTATATAACCCTGGATCGACTACTATTACATTAGACGGGTCAGGAAATGGAAATATTTTGACGGGTTTTACATCGCTTCAAACAAATGCTACTATCGTACTTGGAAGTGTAGTTGTGACAGCGCCTGGTCCTATAACATTCACTGATCAAGGAAATGGAACATTTTCTCCAAGTGGAACTATTAATTATTCTACTGGAGCAATTACGATCGCTGCCGCAGCTGGGCAAGCCATTTCTGCAACATTTTCATATTATCCAACGCTTCCTGTCCTGGGCCTTGAAGAACTTATTTTAGGAGGAATGCAGTTTCCAGGAACATTAGCTTTTGATGATGTCTTTTCATACAATATCCAAACTTCATTTCCTTATAGCGCCTATGATGTGAGTTTTTATAAAAATTTACCTACAGCATCTTTTTCGGGATATACACAAAAAACTAATTGGACTACTACAACTTGGAATGGGCAAGATTATCAGCAATATTGGTCTACAAACTATCTTGGAGCCATTTGGGTAACAAATGGTTTTACTCAACCATTCACTACCACAAATATTGGAATGCAGTTTGCTCCTGCAAGCACTATTAGTGCTGTTTCTAGCACTGCTACGACGATGACAATGACAATTTCGAATTGTCCTTTAGTTATAGGTGATTTTGTATTCATGTATGAATGGACCATAAGTAGTGCAAATGATACGACTGTGAATGGACAAACAGGATTTGTTACAGCGGCATCTGGAGGCAATCCGAACACTATTACGATTACTTTTCCAAATGCTACTATTGCTGCTGGTACACATACACCAGGGATTGTTCAATATCTTACAAATCGTTCTAGCACAACAAAAGATTGTATTCGTTGGTATGATGGTGATCCCACAAATGGAAGTGTTACTACTCCTGTGTTGACAGCAGGAAATGGTTGGGTGAATTTCACTCCGCCATTATCTCAGAATGTTTTCAGTATTGCTGATTTACCACAAGCTCAGTATTACCTTGTAGGGGCAAAAATGATAATCCCTTTCAAGGATAGATTGCTTTTCTTTGGTCCAGCTATTCAAACATCTGGAGCTTCGGCTACACCTATATATCTACAAGATACGATCATTTTTAGCCAAAATGGAACACCATATTATACTTCATCTTTCACAGGAAATCCATTAAGCGCAACGACAGTATTTAATCCTATTTTAGTCCCTATAAATCAAACAGCAACTCCTTCTGCATATTGGGAAGATCAAACAGGATTCGGTGGTTTTGCTTCAGCTGGATTAGATAGGCAAATATCCACTGTCTCGACCAATGAAGATGCTTTAATTGTAGGATTTGATTCGAATATTCAGACACGTGTCATTTACACCGGTAATGATATATTACCTTTCAATTTCTTCATTATCAATGCTGAGCTTGGTTCTAGCAGCACATTTTCTACAATCAATCTAGATCATGGTGTAATAAGTAAGGGAAACCGGGGATATATAATCACTTCACAAACACAAGCTGCAAGAATTGATCTTGAGATACCTGACGAAGTATTTGAGACACGCTTAACGAATAATGGAACAGAACGAGTCACAGCGCAACGCGATTTTATCAATGAATGGATCTATTTCACATATCCAACTTCGAGTCAAGATGGCACAATCTATAGATTTCCTTCAAAAACGCTTCAGTACAACTATAGAGATCAATCATGGGCGATATTTAGAGAATCCTATACAACATATGGATCATTTAGAAAACAGACTGGTTTTACTTGGGGCATAGTTGGCGATATTTATCCTTCTTGGAGCGTTTGGAATGACCCTTGGGATGCAGGAGAATCTGAGCTTCTACAGCCTGTTGTGATTGGCGGAAACCAACAAGGATTTGTTTTAGTTCGTGGTACAGGAACAAGCGAAGAGTCCTCCTTAACTTTAAATTCCATTAGTAGCAATACGATTACATCACCTGATCATGGATTATTCAATGGTGATTTCATCATCATAACAGGATGCTTGGGAACAATTGGAACACCTTTAAATGGCTTTATATTTCAAGTTTCTGGAGTCACAGAAAATACTTTCAATATCAATATAACACCTTCAGGAACATATCTTGGAGGTGGTTTGATCACGCGAATATATATTCCTCAAATCCAATCTAAGCAATTTCCTTTGGCATGGGATATGGCAAGAAAAACGCGAATTGGTCCTCAACAATATCTATTGACGACTACTCAAAATGGACAAATTACCTTACAGATATTCCTGAGCCAGAATGCTTCATCGGCTTATAACGATCCTGCAGTTAATGTTAATGGTTCTCTTATATACAGCCAAGTTCTCTACACATGCCCTGAAAGCACAAATTTGGGATTAACTGCATTTAATTCAAATTTACAGATGCCAACAGCTATGCAACAAGCTCAGATTTGGCATCGTATGAATACTTCTTTGATTGGAGATACTGTGCAAATAGGTTTCACATTATCGCCTGCGCAGATAAATGCGATAACTTTTGGAACAGCTTTCATAATCACCGGAGCTACACAAGCTGCATCATGTGTTTTAACAGTCACAGGTCCTTTCAGTATTGAAGCGAACGATCTTGTGCAGATTAATGGTGTTCTAGGAATGACACAACTTAATGGAAATAACTATCAAGTGATCTCAGTGACAACATCAACAATAACATTGGATGTCAATTCAACAGGTTTTTCTGCATATATTTCTGGAGGCATAATTTCTCAAATATCTTTCAATAATGTTTTCGATGAAATTGAACTTCATGGAATGATTTTGGACGTTTCACCATCGCAACTTTTGGTGTGATATGTCTAGTAATATCGTCAATCCAGTCTCTTTTCTCAGAACTAGTAGAGAATTTCCATCAGATCCAGATAGGCTAACTTTGCAAATAAATAAAAGTTGGGTTGATATTGCGAATGCTGTCAATGCTCGAATGATAGGGATTTTCTCTGTTAATCAACCATCTGTTACAGGCGAAGAATGGTTTATTTTTGCAAATCAAAGACAGCAGAGTCTAAGACAAGTTTTTACTTTTTCTTCAACCTCATCAATCACTCACAATATCAATATCAATTCTATAAGCCAATTCACTCGTTGCTGGGGACAATATACTGATGGGACAAATAGTTATGGTCTTGTATGGGGAACATCTACATCAACTGCAGGTTTAATCACTTTCTTCATCACTACAACGCAGATAATTTTTGTTTTAGGCGCTGGAGCGCCTGCTTTATCTTCAGGAAAGATAGTGCTAGAATGGTTATCTTCTGTTTAAAAATAATTCTATCTGATATTTTAGAGTAAAAAGAGGTATTTTATGTCGATGGCAACTGGTTATGGAATGAAGCCAACAGGTGCTCGTGGTGCTGGTCCTGGAGATATCGTTCCGAAAGGATATCGTGCAGGACAACTTCAACAATTTACCCCTGAACAAATGAATCTTTTCAGCTCTCTTTTTGGTCATGTAGGCCCACAAAGTTATTTGAGCCGTCTTGCTGGTGGTGATGAAGCGGCATTTGCGCAGGCAGAAGGTCCTGCACTTAGACAATTTAATGAACTTCAAGGAAACATTGCTTCACGTTTTAGCGGCATGGGATCTGGTGGTAGACATAGCAGCGGATTTCAAAACACATTGACATCAGCAGCATCAAACTTTGCACAACAATTGCAGGCTCAAAGACATGATCTCCAAAGACAAGCATTATCTGATCTTTTAGGAATCAGTGAAAGCTTACTCTCTCAAAAACCTTATGATCGATTCATCCAAGAAAAAAGACAAAAACAATCTTCTAGTTCTGGATGGGGAGGCTTAATTGGCGCAGGTCTTGGTGGATTGGGAGGCTTTTTTGCTGGTGGTCCTGGGGGCGCTTTAGCTGGTGCTTCTTTAGGTCAAAGACTTGGTTCTGCATTTTAATAGGTACATTATGGTTCAAATTGTTCCTGCAGTACAAAAAAAGCCTTCTTTTGGGCAAAGATTAAATGTAGGTATTGGGCGTGGTCTTGAACAAGAAGCTCAAAGACAAGCTCTGGAAAATTTTGGCATAGACCCTAGTATTTCTGCTTTACCTGAACAAGCCCAAGCCGCCTACTTCAAACAAAAATTCGCTCCTGAAAAGCAAATGACTCCTCTTCAACTAGCTCAACAACAACTTGCTGAAGAACGCTTAAATGCATTAAAAGGACAACAAAATATATATGGTCGTCTTTTTGGAGGTCAGGAGCAGGACGGCCAACAAGATATGAGTTCTTCGCCACAAACTCAAGATGGATTTGATCTTTCGAAAATTCCTGAAGAAAAACTTAGACAAGGCGCTGCTTTTGCTGGACAACCAGGAGAAGCTGGAGTTTTCGGAAATATGTTTAAAGCAGAATTGGAAAGACAATCTGAAGAAAAAAAATTCAATTTTGAAAAAGAAAAGTTAAGAAGAAAAGAAGAGACGGAAATAAGCAAACCAATTTTGTTGGAATTGAATGAAGCGAGAAAAAATATTCCATTACAAGAACAAGCTATACAAGATATTAAAAATGCCTCTCCAAAAGTAGGAGCGCTTGATTATTTTGCTGATGTGACAGGTTTTGAGCCTTTAAGATCTGCAGAAGGTGTAAAATTAAAAACAGGTATTAAAGATTTTTTCCTTTCGGACCTTTCAAGAGCTGGTGCAAGACCAAATATGTGGATTGAACAACAGCTTGCTGATGCATTACCAAAGATAGGAAGGTCTCCCGAAGCTAATTTAATTACTGCTGAGGGAATGCAATTCAAATTGGATTTAGCAAAAAAAAGAATAGATCTTATAGATGATTTTGCTGAGAAAGATCGCGAAAAATTTGGTTTTGTTAGAGCTGATATTGATTCTAGAGCTGGTAAGGAAATGAAAAAATATGCCATTGATAGACAAGAAGAGCTTAAAAACAACATCAAAAAAATTAAAGCATTTCATAAAGGAAAAAAAGCTGTTGTTAGAGTTAAATCTCCAGATGGTTCACTTTATGAAATAGATTCCAAAGATCTTGATGAGGCATTAGAGCATGACTTCACCATCGAAGAGTAAACCAAATTTTCTCTCTCGCGCAAAATTAATTTCAGAAAACAAAAAGCCACAGTTTTTATCAAAAGCTAAACTCATTTCTGCCCCCGAAGAGCAATATATTAGTGATGAACAAGTTGAGCGAGATATAGAACGTTCACAGGCAATGAATACGTCTCGGATACTTGAAGCAACCTTTGGTTTGCCAGGTGATTTAATAAATTTTGCGGGTGGACTTTTTGGTTTTGATATTGGCGCTCCTGGATCTCAAAAGCTGCAAGAATTTAGTGAAAAAGCAACAGGAGGATACACAAAGCCTCAAAATCAGTTAGAAAGCAATATTGGCGAAACTATGCAAGATATTGCATTGTTTGCTCTTCCAGGTGCAAAACATTACAGTATTGCTCGCAATATTGGAATTCCTGTTATGGCAAATCTTGCAAAAGAAGGATTAAAATATTCCGGAACGGGAGAAGGTAAAGCCGCCGCAGGAAAATTAGGAACTATGGTTCTTTTAGATCTTTTATCACATCGTAAAGGTCTTGGAACAGCCAAAGAATATGCTTCTAGTTTATTTCAAAAAGCAGATGATGCAATTCCTAAAGGACTTTCGATAAAATCTACAAATCTCGAAAATTCATTAAATCGATTAGAAAAAACATTAAAAATGGGAGGATCTCAGCCAGATACGGTTGAAGCTCTGACAAAAATTAATGAAATAAGAGGGAAAATCAGTGAAAATAGTAAAATAGATCTTAAAGAACTTGTTGCATTTCGTCCATCAATCAATAAATGGGTGGATAAATTTAAAGGATTTGAAATAGGCGGTTTAACTGATAGGCTAAGAAAATCAGCGATTCACAATCTTAATGAAGTGAAAGGTGAAATAATCAAAGCAGCCGAAGAATATGGTGCAAAATACAATCCTGAATATTTAAATTTAAGCAAATCAGCTAATGAGGCTTATGCAGCATATGCACAAAGCAATAAAATAGCTAATTTCATTGAAAAACATGCCACTTCCAAATTAAAAAGCACCGGCGCTAAAATATTATTAGGTTCTCTTATTGCCGGAGGAACAGGTGGGATGGGCGCTGTTTTAGGAGCTACAGCAGGAGCAGCAGCTACATCGATTGGTGGTGGAGGCTATAAGTTATTCAAAACAATTTTGCGGAGTAAAAGTCCAACTTTAAGAAATCATTATTTCCAAATTATAGAAGGAGCGGCAAAGGGAAATGCTCCACAAGTCGTAAAAAATGCAAAAGCACTAGATAAACAACTTTTAGATATGGATTTGACTGGAGAAATCAATCTCGAAGAATAAAAAGAGTGATCCCCAAAATTATTGGACAGATAATAAATCCTAACATATTATTCCTCTAATTTATTCTAATATTTCTTTTATATTCCAGGAACATTTTTTTTCGAATTTTCTAATATCAATACCTGTTTCCTTTGCAGCATATCTTCGCGCCGATTGAAAACATTTATTGAAAACTTTCTCATCTTTAAGATGATTTTTCAAACTCGGACTATTTTCAATAATTTTATCGATCTGGACTCTTCCATTCACAATCGAATCTCTCCATGATTTTGATGCATAATCAGGCTGATGTTTTTGTTTGAGCATATGCAGCAAAATAATAATCAAATGACTTTCAAGTGCTTGTGGATTAGAATTTCCCAAAGTTTCCATTTCCTCCAATAAATGAGGAAGATCAATTTTGGCAAAATCTTTTTTTTGCAAATAAAACACTTGCTGATGAAGCCAAGCTTGAAAATCTTTATCGTATAATGTTTTTTGTGTTCTCATTTTTCTATAATCTATCTTTTCGTTATATAGCTCATAAGAGCTTGAAATGTATTATCTACTCTTGTTCCAGTCGTATCAATTCTAATATGAGCTCTGGCGCATTCCTGTTTAATTTCATCTATACCTTGATGAAGCTTTCCATGCGAGCGAATTATAGCCGTTGATCCGATAGCGATTGCAAAAGCGATTAAAAGACCTATAGCTATGATAATTGTTTCGATCATATTATTTCTCCTCCTTTATGGATTCTAAATTCTTTTCTTGCACTTCGACAAATTTTCTTATCAGTTCGGTTGTTTGCTTTGGAAATGAGAGGTCCATTTTAACAAGTAACACTTTGTATCTTTTAAAGATATCCACAGGGATACGAAATCTCATCACTTTCTCTTCCATGCCATTACCTTTGGTTCTTCCTAGAGAGTAACACAAAGTCACAAATAGCACAAATTAAAAATAATAAAAAAATTTGTGTACATATATTTCGTAAAGTTTTATCTTTAATTCAAGATAAAAATATATCATTTGGAGGCTATGTGACATTCCAACCAGGCGCAATGTTAAACACACTAGGATTCGGTTCTCGTCCTGAAAGTGTTGAAGTACCTTTTATTACAACAAGACCACCAGCAACAACAGATGTGAACTTTCCTATCGGAAAAAGATGGATTGATACTGTTGGTAACGTAGAATATATTTTGGTGGGACAAACATCCGTTGGTGGTGTTCTTGCTTCCACATGGGACTCTGGTGGTGTTCCTATTGCTTCTACAACAGTTCCTGGGACTGTTACATTAGGAACTCTTGCGCAATTACAAACAGGTACAGCACCTGCCGGGTCCATAGTTCCTCTAACAAATGATGTGTTTACTTTCGTTAATGGTGTTGTGATTGCTGGAGGTACATTAGCTACTGAAGCAGCTGTTGGTCTTATCCAAGAGGCAACTGATGCTCAATCGGTCGCAGGAACTAACTTAAACCCTCTTACCCCTCTTGCAGTCCAGCCAAAAAGCTTAGCTGCTGTTTTTGCATCTAATCCACCATTAGGTAGCACCGCTCCAAATACCGCTGCAGTGACAACTCTTGCATTTACTACTGCTACAGGTACTGTAGGAGGCACATGGGCCTCTGGTGGTACTGCAATAAGCATCGGTCAAGATGCTTCTGCGGATGCTATCAATTTAGGAACAGGTGCTGCAGCAAGAACAATAACAATTGGTAATGGTACTGGCGCAACAAGCCTTGTTCTTAACGCAGGTACTGGCGCAATTAACGTAGGTACGAATGCTATTGCTCGCACAATCACTATTGGTAACGTAACAGGTGCTAGCGCAGTTAATATCAATGCAGGTACTGGTGGCTCGACATTTACTACTACAAATGCCACTTTAGCATTAGTGTCAGGTACAGGTGCAATAAACGTAGGTACTGACGCAGCTGCTAAGACAGTCACTATCGGTAACGTGACAGGTGCTACTGCAGTAAATATCAATACCGGTACAGGTGGTTCTACTTATACGACTACCAATGGCACTTTAGCTTTTGTCACAGGAACTGGAGGCATTAACATTGGTGCTGATGCTGCCGCTAAAACGATCACCATTGGTAATGGTACTGGCGCTACAAGTGTTGTTGTGAACTGTGGTACGGGAGCTTTAAATCTTGGTACAAATGCTATTGCCCATACTGTAACCATTGGTAACGTGACAGGAGCAACTGCCGTGAACGTTAACTCCGGTACTGGTGCTTGTGCTTGGACAACAACAAACGGAAACTTTTCTCTTATCACAGGCACTGGGGCGATTAATATCGGTCAAGATGCTGCTGCTAAAACCATCACTATTGGTAACCAAACAGGCGCAAGTGCAGTCACAATAGACTCAGGAACTGGTGCGATCAATATTGGTACAGCGATTGCTAAGACAATCACCATTGGTAACGTGACGGGTGCTACTGCAGTAAATATCAATACTGGTACCGGTGGTTCTACATATACTACCACAAATGGGACTCTGGCTTTTGCTACAGGTACAGGTGCTATCAACTTAGGTACTGATGCAGCTGCTAAAACAATTACTATCGGTAACGTGACAGGCGCAACTGCAGTCAATGTAAACACAGGAACCGCTGGTACAACTTATACAACAACCAATGGTATCTTCACACTAGCTACAGGCACTGGAGCTATAAGCATTAGTGCTGATGCTGCAGCTACAACCGTTAACTTAGGTACTGGTGCCGGTGTTAAAACGGTCACTGTCGGTTCTACTAATACCACATCTCCAACAACGATTCAGTCGGGCTCGGGAAATCTTAATGTCACCTCAACAAATGGTGCCATGACGCTAGCTTCCGGAACAGGAACATTAAATATATCAAATGATGCGGCTGCGACTACTGTTAACTTAGGTACTGGTGCCGGTGTTAAAACTGTTACTGTCGGTTCGACTAACACAACATCGCCAACAACTCTCCAATCAGGTTCTGGAAATCTTAATATCACCGCAACAAACGGTGCTCTTACAATGATTTCAGGGACTGGGGCATTAAATATATCAAACGATGCAGCTGCGACTACTGTTAATTTGGGTACTGGTGCTGCTGCTAAAACAGTAACTGTTGGTTCAACCAACACTACTTCTACAACCACAATTCAATCTGGTACTGGTAACGTTCTTATCAGTAATGGTAACCTTGCTATCAATACAGCTGCAAAAATGCTTCAATGGAAAGGTGGTGCTGTCACAGACTTTAGAGGTACAGGCGTATTAACTGCTGGTACACAGACGATAGCTAATACGAACATTGCAACTAATGATATGATATTTATCACAAGAACAGCTGTTAATGCCTCCACAACACTCGGTGAATTTACATACACAATTTCTAATGGCGCTTCCTTTACGGTTACTTCGGTAATTTTAGGAACACCAGGCTCAACACAAACTAATGACGTAAGTTCTTATGCTTACATCATTGTAAGACCTATCTAAAATAAGGAAAATGATGCTGAAAAATATCTCAAAACTTGAAGTTATCATCGAAGGAAAAACCATCCAACTTTTGTGTGACTCTGATACTCCAACGACTTCCATAAAGGAAGCTTTGTTCCAATATTTAAAATTTATTGGACAATTTGAAGATGCTGCTAAAGCAGCTAAAGATACGATTACAGAAGAATCTGAATTGAAAGAAGAAGCTATAGGATAAAGATGGCTTATACCACAAAAATTGCTTGGGAGACTCTTAGGAGCATTGATTCTGCAACTTTAACGGGGTTATATCAAGCAGTAGGAAGTCCTCTTGTACATCCATCATATATTCTTAAACTTGTTAACAATTCTAACACGCTTGTGACCGTCTCCATAGATGGTGCTACAGATATTGATGTAGCTCCAGCTAATTCATTTTGGCTTTATGATGTAGATGAAGGAAATCCTGCTCACGAAGCAATACCAGCCGGTACACAGATTTTTGTTAAAGGTGCAGCTGGCGTTGGTCTGATTTTTTTAGTTTCTCAATTCATCGTCCTAAATTAAGGATAATTTGTGAGCCAAGCAGGAATCATAAGTACGACAGCAGGGCCAGTACCCCCAGCAGTTCCAACTTCCTTTCAGACTGATGTCAATTCTCCATCGGTTCCAATCGCAAACCTCGAGAAAGTCTTTGGTGGAAGTTCTACTGTAAATAACAATAATGGAATTCAAACTGATGGCTCTTCCGGTAGCAATACACTAACCGTTCAATTAACAAATCGTGCTTCAGCTACTGTTACAACGTTAAATGCTACACCAACAACATTGATAACTTTTCCTCTTGGAGCAACACCAGGGGTTTTTGTTTTCACAATTGATGTAGCTGCTTTTGATAGCACAGATGTGGCCGGAGCTGGATTTACATTTTGGGGAACCGTGAGAACGACTGGTGCTGCAGCTACATTATGTGGAACACCTGATAAAGTTGATAATATTGAAGGTAGTATCGCCGCAACAACAATTGATTCAAATCTAATTGTGAGCGCTAATAATGCAATAGTCCAAGTAACAGGTATTGCCGCTAAAACAATAGACTGGCGTGCCGTTTTAACCTATGTATTTGTGAGCTAATTATGGCAGGTTTTAGAAATGATGTTGTGTTCGCAAATAATATTGACTTTAGCGGACAAGCAATAGCTTCAGGACAAATGTTGCAAGACGGCCAATTGCTTATTGGTTCAACAGCTTTAAATGCTGGTGGAACTCATTGCAACATTGGAACATTAAGTTCATCCGACAATAGTATCACTATCACCAATGGCCCAGGGACAATCAACATTAAATCTAATCCAAATGTAGTTCCTGATCTACACACAGCTAAATGGATTGTAAACCCTATTCCAAATTCCGGCGGTAATCAAGTAACCATCCAGAATGCTATTAATGCAGCATCAGCTGGTGATACAATTTTTATTATGCCTGGCAACACTGGAGTTTATACTGAAAATTTGACTCTAAAGGCTGGTGTAAATTTAACAGCTTTTGATTGTGATGCGCAAACTCCCAATGTAACAATAAATGGCAACTGTACTCTTTCTACTGCTGGAACAGTTACAATTTCAGGAATTCGTCTTCAAACTAATTCTGGAAATTGTGTAACAGTTTCGGGTTCCGTTGCATCAATTTTGAATCTTACTCAATGTTATCTAAATTGCTCAAATAACACAGGCATTAGTTATTCATCATCTTCATCATCATCTGCGATTAATTTATTTCAGTGTCAAGGCAATTTAGGCACCACAGGAATAGCTTATTTTTCGATGTCTAGCACTGGCACTCTTACTTTCGAATATTGTCTTCTTACTAATACTGGAGCGAGCACTACTGCAAATACAGCTTCTGCTGGTAAAGTTATAATCGAACATACCAAAATATTAAACCCGATAACAACTTCTTCCACAGCAGGAATAGCGATAAATTTCGGTGATATCGATTGCAATGCTATAAATACAACAGCTTTGACAGTAGGTGGTTCAGGAACTAGTAGAGCAGGATCAGCAGTATTTTTATCAGGAACTGCTGCTGCAGTTTCGATATCACAAACTTTGACTATGTGTCAATGTGAGGTATCGAGTTCTAATGCCTCTCACGTTGTTACAGGAGCTGGAACTTTAAACTATACTCCGATTCAATTTTCAGCTTCTGGCCAAATTGTAGACGTTACAACAAGAACTCCACTGAATTTTGGCACTTGGACTCCAACTGTAGATGGGTCTGTTTCAGGAACAACAACATATACAACTCAAGTTGGTTGGTATACAATTGTTGGTAATCTAGTTTATGTGGAAGGTCGAATTGTCATAACCGCAGCTACAGGAACAGGCAATGCGCTAATTGGATCTTTACCATTTACTGTTAAAAATATGGCAAATTATGTTCCTCAAGGCACAATATTTATAAATGGAGCTGGTTGGGCTTGGGCTTCAATAGCTGGAACACAAATAAATTTTAATCCCACTTTAAACTTAACTACAGGAACAATTACAGCTTCTAAAACAAGTTCGGCAACAGCGGTCGTTCAAATGGCAAATGCAGCTGCAACATTTAATTTTACAGCTTGGTATCAAATCTAATATTAAGAAAAACAGCGTTTCCAAACCAAGCTTCCCCTGTTTTATATGCTTTCTCAGGTATTATTTTTCTGTATGGCTGTTCGGGATCGAAATCGATAGCTATTAATTTAAATCCATTATCATTCATCCATTCAATGAAATCTGTATAGATATATTGATTTTTATATGCTTCTATGAATTCTATCTCTGAATAAATGATTTTTGCAGAAAGAGCTATATGGCTTTTTTTAAGCATATTTAACTCATATCCTTGCATGTCTAGCCACATAAAGTCGATATGATCTATAGAATTTTTTGCTGCCCACTCATCAAATATTATAACATCAACTTCTTCTGTGGTCTCGAATGTTATTCCTGTTCCATATTCCAAATGCTTTGCAGGTGCTAAAATAGAACTAGCAGACCCATTCATATGAGGATGTTCTTTCCATTCGGATATATAAAAATACGTTTTTCCTGTGAAATCACCTAAAGCCACATTTTGAGAGAAAACATTTTGAAGATTTTTTGTTTTTTCTTGAAGCAAACGAAAGTTTGCTCCGACTGGTTCGAAAGCATAGATTTTTCCTTTGGGCCATTTAGCAGCCATTTTTATGGAATCTGTCCCGTCGAATGCTCCCGCTTCAATAATGATTGGATTTTTAGGAAGATATTTTTCTACAAATGCCAAAACAGATTCATGTTGACCATCAAGTCTAAAGGATTTTTCTTCCTCTCTTGCCGAGCATGCAGATAACGAAAAAATAAATATTGAAAGAAGAGATAAAATTTTCACAAAGATCCTTAATTTTTCGAGAAATTAAAAAAAAAATTTGTTATATTCATGTGAAGTAACTCCACATTGAGGCTATATATGAAATGGCATTGTTATAGTTATCTTATCGCTTTATTTCTCATGACAGCTTGCTCAAGTCTTCCACAGCTATATCAAGCTATGGAAGAAGTGGCAGATGATACTGCAATGAACATAAAAGTGTCTCGTGAAGCACTTCAGAAAGACACTAATGTCAGGTTGTCAGTAGATGTCATTAATGCTCCGAAGCAATAATCGGTGCTTTTTTTCGTAAAAAGATTTTAGATCCTCTACAGCCTTTTCAGGCGTATCATATTCCTTTTTTTTCCAAAGGATGGTGTTTTTTCTCACAAATCTGATTTTTTGTTTTGTCATACTAAATATTTTCCTTTACAATCCGCTCTTAGACTATTCTTAAACAATCAAGCGAGGATATTATGCACAAAAAAGCACATAAAAGTAAAGAGCATCATCACGAGCATCACGAAGAAAAAAAACACCACAAAAGTGAGTCGAACAAATATCATTCATCTAAAAAATCTCATTCTACAATGGGTTTAAAAGCCAAAATTGGTTCTAAATAGGAGTTTTCTTATGCCTCTTCAAAAAGGAAAAAGTAAAAAAACCATCAGCAAGAACATAAAGACAGAAATGGAGCATGGCAAGCCGCAAAAGCAAGCTGTCGCAATAGCTCTTTCTGAGGCTAGACGTTCTGGCGCAAAGATTCCAAAAAAGAAAGGAAAAAAATAATATGCACAAAAAGATCATGCAGAAGACAGCCACAGCGCTAAAGCGGGATGCTATGCATTACAAAAAGGCAGCCGCAAAAGCGAAGTCAACTGTAAAGAAAAAACATGAAAAGATAGAAGAAAAAGAAGCCCGTTCTGCCGCAAAAGACTTAGCCAAAAGAGCTAAAAAAGCTCACGAATATTAATCTCAATTTTCATTGACGCAAATTAAAAATTGAATATTCTGTAGAGCGAGACATGGGTTGTGTCTCTGTTTAGTTTGTTTTTTTGGGGCGAAGTCTAGTTTGAGGGCTTCGCTCTTTTTTTTAGGCTATTCCTAAAGCTTCTTTTTCTTCCATTAACCTGTCATAAAATTTCTTCTCTTCTTCGATCATCTTATCGATATATTGGTCATTCCTTTCTACTTTGATCACAACTCCATCAAAGCCATCAAAACTGAAATAGTAAACAGCGTTCGCGCTGCAAACAGCCATTTGATGCTGTAATTGACCATAGTAGTACTCAGGCACTTTTCCATTTTTAGCCGTATTGTGTGTCTTTTCTCCAGGACATTTGATTTCTACAATGTGTGAATTTGTAACATCAATACCATCTAAAGAAGCCATCATCCAAGGATTTTTGTTAGAAATTCTAACACAAGGCTCTACAAATATTCCTGTTTTGATAATGAAAAGTTTTCTAGCGTCTTCTTCAAAATCGCTTCCTCGCTGCATTGCAGCGGTCACTTTTGATCTTTTTCCAAAAAGCTTTTCATCAAAAAGCTCACTTGCTGTTTTGAATCTATTTTCTCCCAAAATAACAGCAGCATCTGTTGCAGTTATCTTCCAGCGCCTAAGTGCAAGCCATTCATCAGTACCTTGAATAAAAGCTTTCTCATCTATTTGCGAAAGAGTCTTCATTCGCAATCCTTCTTTCAAGATAGTCTATATGATGCTGCTGCATCACAATTTTATTTGCTAAAACCCCTGCAATAAACTGTAAAGGGTTTTCAGCATGTTCTATCCATTCCGCATAGGTTTCTTGAATTTGTTCGATAACATTTTTAGCATTCATTGGATCTCCGATGCAGCCATTTCTTGATCGGCATATTGCTCAGATTGCTTTTTGATGTAATCTTCACGATTTTTATTCGCATCGAGTCTCATCTTTTCGAATCTTTCTTGAGGAATTTCGGAAATATTTTCTATTCCATAGTGTTTTTTAGCAACATCTAAAAACCATTTCTTATAGCTTGGATCACACTCATCTAATATAGTCTCAAGATCATAAGCTTGCTTATCAGTTATTTTTTTTGGAACAGATGAAGAAGTTTTTTCATATGATTTTGCTTGTTTTGCTTTATATCCTCCAGCAGCATTGCCATCATCATCTTCATCAGGAGCTACCCCTACAATAGCTGCAAGGGCATATCTTCGAAGATAAGTTATTGCTGATCCTAACAATTGCAATTCATTTACTCTACTCCCCTCTTTAGATGATTGGATATTAATTGGAAGATTTGACTTTATCCATTGCCCTGAGGAATGTCCTAAAGTGGTTTGTAGAAAAAGATCTCCTTTTTCATTTTCAAACATTGTTTGTGCAACAGCCAATCCATGCATGCTCAAAGCCTCTCTACACGCATTCCAAATGCTATTTAGGTCTGCATATTTACTTTTGAAAAAGGGATTATCGCTATCTTTTACAGCACCTCTGATTTGCCCTTGAGCTAGTGCCAAAGCGCTTATTAATTCATTTATATTTTCACTCATCATGTTCATATTAATCCTCCATTGCGGAAACATATCTTGCTTCGTATATTTGATTCATTCTATCTACAAATTCATCGTATTTTTCTTCGATACATAAAAAGTCGTCGTCATCCAGTCCTAAACAGCTAGCTAATCTAATTGCTTCAGGGCAACCATACTCATAAGCAGATGAAAGAACTTTAGTAAAAGCTTCAGCTAACTCTTTTCCTACGATATTTGCGACGGCTTCTACAGCTTCTTCTTTGCGCTCTTCCATTTTTTCTACCATGCGCTCCTTGAAATAATCCTTTGCGCAATCAACATCTAGATACATATTTTCCTCCAAGCATCTTCAATTTCTTGCTCTTCAATGTTCATGATTTGATTCTGTAAAGAATCTATTTGATCGCGCATTTGAATCATTAAGTCATCTATCCTATCTAATTGCAATTTAAGGATAATGATCTCTTTTCTCATTTTGTCTTTGTCCATATAATTACTCTCTGTTATAGTCTCACCCATCAATAAACGAGGTGTTCATTGAGTGATGTCTTTACTATATTATACGTCAGTAAATCTTGTCAACACAAGAAAGTGAAAATTTACGCATGGATCTATCTGAGTTTTTGAAAATAAACAACTTATCTCTTTGGGAATTCTCTCAAAGCACTGGTATTTCATATGTTACTTTGAAAAGTGTGATCAATGGACGCGAACCTATGCTTTCTACCGCCATACGTATCGAAGATGCTACCTTTGGAAAGGTCACATGTAGAGAAATAATGCACAGTATACGACTAAAATCAAAAGCAAAAGATTCTGCGAAAAAGGAGAAGGATTCTCAGGAATAATCATATACATAATAAAGTTATGATTGTTCCAGAAACCAACGTCAGCCATCCCCCCACAAGCCATTTTAGTACTTTATCTTTTTTCAAACCTTCTATAAGTTCTAAGAAAACACTATCCATGATCACACCCCACGTTAAAAAAAATTCTTACACCAATGCATAACACATATTTTTGTTTTATGCAAAATGTGTAGGTGCGAAATTTTTAAATCTAATATAGATATAACGCCCAACAGAAAGGAAGGTTATGGCTTTAGCACAACTATGGGATTATCCCCCTAAACCATTTCTAGAACAAGTTTTAGAACATTGCTCAGGAGCAGCAACTTTATATATGTACTTGTGGGAAAAGCGCGATACAAACTGCTGTGTACATATACCTAAGAAGGAACTATACACAAAATTTCACCCTAATAAGGTCACAAACGATATCAGAGCTTTGAACAACGAAGGGCTTGTGAGCCTCTTTGATTCAAAACCTGGACATATATGCGCCGAACTTGTAGATTGGCAAGAATTCGAGGAATTTGAAGATTCATGACAAAAAAAAGAAAGGGCCTAGGTTTTAACCTAGACCCTTATAACAGAGATTACTCTCTAGCCCAGTTTCCCCCCCACGGGGAAACCAGATTCACCTATGAAATGTGTGTATCCTTAGTGATAACTCATGGGGTCTTTACAAAATACAGCGCTAACGCTGGTTCTTAAAGATTCTCATTTGTCTTACTAATGACGCACACAGTGTACCTATCGGCTACATTCTTTCATAGATCAATCTCAAAAAAATAAATCTCTTTACAGACAAGAGGTTCTTATGTCTCTATTTTTCGAGATCTTATTCTCTGTCGCTAGCAATATACGCAAAGTCCGAAATTTCACGCCAGATAATTTATGTTATGTTCAAAATTATAAACTTCTAACTGAAAGGAGTTTATAATGAAAAATCATATTCCTAATGAACCTACTTTTCAACGATGTCCTCATGATAGAGAAAATCCTTATGTGCAGATTGATAAAAGAATTTTGTCAAATCCAATTCTTTCTGTAACTGCTAAAGGATATTACACTCTTCTTGAATCCAATCTTATTCATTGGAAAGACATGCCTGAAATATTCAGAAAAGAACTCATCAATATTGGGATTTTGGAGGTTTTTTATGAAAATTCCTGCTCCTAATTATACCAACACTCCAAATATTTTCTTTGATGAGATCATGAAAACTCTTAATGAAGGAGAAATGCGTGTCTTGCTTATAATTATTCGCCAAACTTTCGGATGGCATAAATGTGAAGATTGGATCACTTTAAGCATGCTTGCCCAAAAGACCGGTTATGAACGAAGATCGGTATGTAAAATTTTAATTAGGTTGATCCAAAAGAACCTTATTTTCAAACGAATTGTGGGTTCCAATGGCAATCAAAAATGTTACTATGGACTGGTGACTGAAACCGATGAACGAGAAATTCATGATCCATCGGATGGTATTGAGACAGAAGAAGAAATGGCTTGTTTTAAAAATTCTTATACCAGTGTCCCGTCGGACACCCCCCCAGTGTCCCACCGAACACCCCCCCCAGTGTCCCATGGGACACCCACAAAAGAAAATATATATACAAAAGAAACAACAACAAAAGAAAAGGCGGCTTCGCCGATTGCTGCTGTTTCTTCTGAAAAAAAACAACAGCAAAAGGCAGTCTATGGATGCCTTGAATCTTTGCAGATAGACCCTTATGAAAAGCAATGGATAACAACCCATTATAGCGAAGATGACGTTAAAAACGCCGTAGCTTGGGCTCTACATCCGGAAACAAAGCATACCAAGGGATTGATCCAAGCGCTAAAATGGGCATGTAAGCAAAAGCTTGTGCCTCCATTGAGCAAAGATGATGAAGAAAGCATCAACAAGAAGGCAGCAGCAGAAATCATCCAGAAAGCTAAAAAACCATCCTTTTTAGGGATAGATATCTTAGCTAAAGGTGTTGAGTTTATCTTTTACACCTCTCAAAAGGCTCCAGATTTCTTAAAATACACAGAAAAAGGATTTACAGAGAGGTTGAAAGACAAGATGAAAATGTATCAATGCCAAATTGCTTGACGTTTTTTGAAAGTGCATATATAAGTGACAATGCTTTAGATCTCTAGCTCTTCTAAGCATGCTTCAGCAAGCTCAGCGATAGGGATGTCTAAAACTTTTGATAATTTAATAGCAGTAGCAAATGACGGGTTTCTTACACCTCTTTCCAAAGCTTGAATTGTCACAACATGAATGTCGACTAATTCAGATAACTTTTCCTGAGTTAGGTTCCTTTCATAACGTTTTGCAACTAGTTTACGAGAGAAGTTTTTGAATATATAATTTCCTGGTTTTTCCATAAATTTTTTTTGGGTTGTGTTTTTTGTTTTTCAAAATATGACAGGAGAAAATATGGCCGCAGCAAGTGATGCAGAAGCAAACAACATTAAAGAAAAAATAATGACTGTGATGGATGAAGGAATGTTTTTGTGTAAGTGGCTGTATTTTAATCATATGATTCACGATCCTGATGGTGACTTCGAAACAATAAAGCGTTCTGTTTTAAGAAGTTTTGCATCTGCATTCAACAAGATTCATGATAAATATCAAGATCATGTTGAGGGACTGCGATCTGATTTAAGAAGAGACTGAAACAAAAATACTTAAGAAGCATATGGATCTCTTTGTTTAGTGTTATTTTTTGCCTATTCAATATCAGAAAAAGAGAAATGAAACAATATATTTCGTAAAGATTTTATTATCAGATGGATAAGAAATATACATGGGTCTCCAACATCATAACTATAAGCGAATCTAATACGAGCGAGCATTGGACAATCAAATCGAAAAGGCATAAAAGCCAGCAATTTTTCATTAAGCTTGCATATCAGCAAAGGACTCATAATGAGGTCTCTTTGCCATGCAAGATCAAAATGACAAGGCTTGCCACTCGACTTCTAGATTTCGATAATCTTGTATCTTCTCTTAAATGGATTCGCGATCAGCTAGCAGATTGTATTATACCCAATCTACCAAAAGGAAGAGCTGATGGCGATCCAAGAATCGAATGGGAATATTACCAGGAAAAACATCCTATACCGGCAGTAAAGATAGAGATCTATCAATAAGCTGCCTTTGTGCTTTTCTGTACTGTCTATGAATATATTCAATTGCTCCTTCAGGATCATTAATTGCCATGGTTTCAATATCAAAATTTTCAGATTCAATATTTTTGCGCATTAAACAGACAACCTTCTTGTCCATAGGCCCAATTGATTTGCTCATTCGTTATCCTCAATAGTAGTTCTTTAAGTTCTGTTATCTGAATACTCATTTCAGCACATTTATTTTTCAGTTCGCTATTTTCAGCAAACAATTTCTTGCGCACTGAATTCGAACTTAACTCATGCTGACTGAATTGCTTTTGAAGAATTTCGATTTTTTTCTCAAGAGTTATTTTTTCATCAATATTAAATTCTAATTGAATACATCCCATAAAAACCTCCACAGCTTAGTGTAAAGGCTTTAGTAAAAAAATCCAACAAAACAAAAAACTTTACAAAAACATTGTAAAAAAATTATTTACATTGTATTTTTATCTTCTTAGATGAGACGCAATCTATGAAGAAACGACGCGCCCCTATTTTTTATAAAAAGAATATCCGACAGTTGCATCTCTTATGGCTTAAATTCAAAAGTCGAAGATCTGTGAGACCGAACATGCAACAAGTGGAAGATGGATATCTCACTCTCACAGAAAGAGAACAACTCATAGATATACTATTTTCTAAGCTAGGGAGCATATGATTAAATGGACATTACAAGAGCGGCCTTTAAAATCATTAAAAAAGCACTCAAAGAACCCAAGACAACTTTCCAAAGATCAATACTTTCACTTAAGAAAATCTATCGAAAAATTCGGTCTTACCGAAAAGCCCATCATTAATGCTGACAATACAATCATCAGCGGTCATCAACGCATAAAGATTCTTAAAGAGCTCGGCTATACATCGACAGAATGTTGGATACCTGAAAGACAGCTCAATGAAAAAGATTGCGAAGAGCTTTGTATTCGCATGAATAAGAATGCCGGCTCATTTGATTATGACATCCTAGCCAATGAATGGGAAGCTGATGACTTGCTTTCATGGGGATTTCATGAAGAGGAGCTTATTGGTGCTTTTTCAGAAGTTGTGGAAGAGGATAGCGAAGAAAAGCAAACGAAAAAAAAAGCAGGAAAGAAAACCGAATGCCCTTCATGTGGCTTTGAGTTCTGATATGAGAAAAGCACTAAAGCCATTACATGAAGAAATGAACGATATCAAAAAGGCCAATGATAAATGGCTTGCTAAAAATCCAAACAAAAGGAAAAAAAGTAGCGATGCCCTTCGAAGACTTATGCAAAGACAAGTTGCTATGCATTTACAACGAAAAAAAATGCAACAACAAGGATATGATGAATGGCTTTAAGAGGCAGTGCAAAACTAAGTTATATCAAAAAAGCCAACGATAAATGGCTCTCAACCCCCTATAAGCCTCAAATAGGAAATTCAAAAAACTTTCCCACCTTAGGATATCTCTCCAAAAAAGCTAGACAGAAGTACAAAATTCAGAACCATGGATAAACATCGTATAAATTTTTATCAAAAAAGATGTTTCTTTATTTATGAAAAAGAGCGCAATTCTGACAATATCTACTACCTCCACACTATGGTCAAAACACGCATGGGCGCTCACATTATAGCTACGAGTCATTTATCATCCACAGATACTTGTAAGTCATTCATGCCATTCACACACTATTGTGAAGAGGCTCGTTTTGTAACATAATGAAGATAATCAGACGTTGTTAAAATAACTTCTTACTTTGACAATTTCATTGCTTAGATAGCATAACTAGAATATAATAGATGAGATTTAGGTAAGAGAGGTAATTCTATGGATTGGATAAAATTCATCTTATTCGCTGCAGGTTTATTTGGATGGGCTTTCTTAGTGAATAAAGCTAAATAACTTCTCTGGACTTTAAGCGCCAGGGCGTCTGGGTTGGACTATCACAGCGATAAGGAGAAGGTCTGGGTTCGTCCTGTACCCGGGAACGTAGGCCCTAAACAGGCCTTATACAAAAAAGACATACAAATTATATAACAGTTATATAACTCTTATACAATCATTACACAACCCGTACATAAGTCTTAT